GGTGCGGGAGCAGCTTGGTTTGGACTTTATGCTGGAACCAGTGGTTCTTCTAAAAGTTTTAAAGGAGAAAAAGAATAAAAAATAAAGGAGGCTATTATGGCTATAGGTTTAAGTAAGTGGTTCAAGGAAACTTTTCTTGGAATCGAAGAAAAAACAGTTCGTTCAAGAGACAAAAAGGGACAATATGTCGGTGACGATAAATCTACCCCAAATGTCAATGAGGCTTATACTACGGTTAATGTTAGTAAAAGTAATCTAAAAAAGGCACAAAAAAGAAGACAAAAAAGACGCGGGATTAAATGAAGCTCGCTATTTTTTTGGGCATAATGCTATTGCTGGTATCGTCAGCCTTTGCTGGCTATCGCATGATTATGGTGGCTAAAATAGAAAAGATGGAAATAGAACTACAAACCGCGATCAACAATCAACAGGTTCTTGAGAACACTATCAAGACGCAGAATGACCAGATTATCAAAGCCTTGGAAACTGCCAAGAAAACACAGCAACAAATCCAGAGCCTGAATACACGCTATAGTGAATCGCAAGCCCAAGTAACAAATTTGAGAAACAAGTTTGCTAAGCATAATCTTGAGGGCATGGCATTAGCCAAGCCTGCATTGTTGGAAGGCAAGATTAATAAAGCTACCACTAGAGTGTTGGAAAATTTGACTGTAATAACAAACCCAGAACAATTTGATGAAGAACTTACTGATACTGCTGTTACTACTGTCAATTAACGGTTGCACCTCTTTTTCTCTTTTTGGGGAAAGGAAAGCAAAAGCCATGGTGCCAGAAACAAAGCCTGTAGAGGTGGTTACGATTGCCAGAACCGCACCTATATATCACCCTCCGTTGCCTGAGCCGATTGAATCAGCATCAATGGAGTGGAGAATATTGTCTCCCGATATCATGCAACAATATTTGAATAGTTTAGAAACGGGCGATGAACCAAGGGTTGCTTATTATGGGCTTACTTCTCAAGGTTATGAGAACTTATCCATGACCATGGGAGAAATTACCAGATATTTGGAACAAATTTTACACATTGTCGGTTATTATAGGGAGATGGACGAAGAAGAAGAGGACACTAAATAAATGCCATTAGCAAAATACATTCTCAGACCAGGAATAAACCGAGAAGGAACCGATTATAGCAATGAAGGTGGGTGGTTTGATGCTAATTTGGTTAGATTCAGAAAAGGATTACCTGAAAAAATAGGAGGATGGGAAAAAGTTAGTGTAAATACTTATCTTGGCATAGGCAGAGCCATTCATGCTTGGGTTGATTTAGAAATAACAAAATATCTAGGGGTTGGCACAACCTACAAATATTATATTCTGTCTGGAAATACCTTTAATGATATAACTCCGATTCGAGCCACCACATCTGCTGGGGATGTAACTTTTTCAGCCAGTGATGGTGATGCAACCCTGACTGTAGCTGATACTTCGCATGGTGCGGTTCAAAATGATTTTGTCACTTTTAGCGGTGCAGTAACTTTAGGTGGGCTGATTACAGCCCCTGTTTTAAATCAGGAATACCAGATAGCTACGATTGTCAACGCCAACAGTTACACCGTTGAGGCTAAGGACACAGATGGCGATACAGTTACCGCAAACAGTAGTGACAGTGGTAATGGTGGTTCCAGTGTAGTTGGCGCTTATCAGATTAATGTAGGTTTGGATGATTATGTTTCTGGTTCTGGTTGGGGAGCTAACCCATGGAGTGATGGAACTTGGGGTGTTACATCTGCAATTTCGGAAACAAGCCAATTAAGAATTTGGACACATGACAATTTTGGTGAAGATTTAGTTATAAATCCGAGAGCTGGAGGAATTTATTATTGGGACAAAACTAATGGTATAACAACAAGAGCTGTCGCTTTTTCGAGCCTAACAGGAGCAAATTTAACCCCAACAAAATCGTTACAGATTTTAGTAAGCGATATTGATCGTCATATTATTTGTTTGGGAGCTGATCCATTAAATTCAGGAGGAACTGCCAGAACAGGTGCTATTGACCCAATGTTTGTTTGTTGGTGTGACCAAGAAAACGCTGCTGAATGGGAGCCAAAAACAAACAATACAGCAGGCTCTTTAAGGCTTTCAGCAGGATCTTTGATTATAGGTGGAATTAGAGCCAGACAAGAAACATTGATTTGGACAGATACATCTCTTTATTCTATGACTTTTGTTGGATCTCCTTATGTGTTCAGCATCAATTTAGTCAACGAAGGCGTTGGTCTTATAGGACCAAAAGCAGCAATAAACGCTCCAAGCGGTGTTTTCTGGATGGATATGAAAGGGTTTTATTTTTACAATGGATCCATTTCACCGCTTGCATCTTTGGTGCATGATTATGTATTTAGCGACTTAAATTTTTCCCAAGCCTATAAAGTATTTGGGTTTTTAAACAAGGCTTTTGATGAAGTTGGATGGTTTTATCCATCAAGCAGCTCAACTGAAATAGATCGATATGTTGTGTACAACTATGTTGAGCAAACTTGGGCAATAGGAAAATTAGTAAGATATGCGTGGCTTGATGAAGGCATAGAAGATTATCCGAGAGCGACTGGCACAGACACCAGTAATTATATTTATAAACATGAAACAGGAAATGATGCAGATGGATCGCCAATGGATGATGTATATATCGAATCTAGCGTCATGGACATAGGAGAAGGAGATTATTTTAGTTTTGTTAGGCGCATTATTCCAGATATTAGGTTTACAGGGTCTAATTCAAGCGCAGTTATGAATGTTCTTTTAAAGAAAAAAGACTGGAACGCGGAAAGTTTGACAACTTCTTCAACCACATCAGTGACATCTTCGACCAATAAAATAAACACCAGAGCGAGAGGAAGGCAAATAGCTATAAGGTTTGAATCAGATGATGACAATACAGCAGGTTTGCGTGAAGGCTTGGGATTTCGTGTGGGGGCTACAAGGATGGAAATCAGACCAGATGGTAAAAGATAATGGCAAAATTGCTGGAAACAAGATTACCAACAGCTATTGATGAAGTTGATCCACAGACTTTTAACAGGATGGGGCGCATTTTAGAGCTTAATTTAGGCACTTTTGATCCCACTTCCACTCCACAATACACAGATACAGAGCAAGATCAGAACCAATTTAACGCTGGAGATGTCGTTTGGAACACCAGTTCTGGTAGTTTGGAGCTCTATGATGGAAGTAAATGGCATGAAATATATGCGCCATCCAGAAGTGGAGTGAGCGCAACTGGCTCTATCGGAACGGTAACAATAGCAACGAATGGAGCAACAACGATAGAGCTTTAAAGTAATTTTATGATAATATCTATAATAAGATGGCAGAGGCAACACTAACCCTTCCAAGTTCATTGGACAATGGAATCATGGGGTCAATCCCCACTGATTCTGGTTCTGGTATCCTGAATCTGCCAGAAGCAACCGATAAGTTGGCTAAAATGGGCAGAAAAGGTGATGTTTACATTGCCCATCTGTCAGAAGGTGAAACTATAGTCCCCTTGGGAGTGTTTGACAAGAACCCAGAAGCCAAAGAATTATTGTTTAAATCCATAAGGGAGCTTGGTTTCGAGCCAGAACAATTTATTGTTGGCAACGAGCTCAACTCTATCAATCCTGAAACTGGCTTGCCTGAATTTGGCATTGGTAGTTTTATTAAGCGTCTAGTTAAAAAAGCAGCACCGATTGTCGGCACAGTTGTCGGTTATATGTATGGTGGTCCGAAGGGCGCAGCCATCGGAAGAACTCTTGGTGGTAAGGTTAAAGGAGAATCATGGGGTGATGCTTTACGAAGAGGTATTACCACAGGTGGCATGATTTATGGCTCCAATGCTGTTTTTGGATCAAATCCAATTCAATGGGGAGTAGATAAATGGGGAGCATCTGCATTACCAGGCGCTTCATGGGCTGCGTCAGCTCCATATATGACACAAATGGCTGAAGCTAACGCTCTCGCTGGAGCTGGAGCTGGAGCTGGAGCTGGAGCTGGAGGCGCTACAATACAAAGCGGAACAGATCCGATCATTGGCACAGTAGGTAGTAGTAGTGGCATTCCAGCGACAACAGTGGCATCAGAAGTAGCAACAAAAACACCATTTTGGAAAAGCATGTTTATGGAAGAAGGAAAATTCTCCCCATGGAGAACCCTTGGAACTGTAGGCATGGGGGGAGCTCTTTTGGGTGGCATGGCTCAAGAAGATACAGGACAAGGAGAAATGGAGCCTACAAAATACCAAAGTTATTTAGAAGCTGTTGCTAATGCGGAAGCCAGAGGCTTACAATATGGAGACTTGGGCTACCCGACACCAGAACAATTTGGCGTTTATAAGCCACCAGCACATGAGCTGATGGGCGGATTGTTTGGT